ACTACTTCACTAAACGCAACACCAGTTTTCGTGGCGATGAAGTTTAGAGAAATAAAGTTAATAGACCGAGCCGGTTTGACAAAAATGTCAGCGACAAACTCGTTACGGTCAACAACCGAGCCTGGGTTGTTGGACTCATCACATACAACTAAGAAGTCAGTCATACCTCTTCGACCTTGTACATCACGCAAGAAAGGTTCAACCATATTCCTAAATCCTGCTCTTGTGAACTCATCATTGAATTCAAACAACTGGAATTTGGAAGCGGTTGAGATAGCCTTCTCTAGTACAATAAACAACCTTCGTACATTAATGCGGTCAAATGCACTTGGTTTTGCTTGTGCGGTTTTATCTCCGAACAATATTGTTCCTTGGCCGGGGAAAGCACAAACTGGATTTATTCTTGCACGATACAGGATGTCTCTGTTAGCTTTCTGTGGGTTATAAGCAAGTTTTACAACTCCTCTTACTTGTCCACGATTAAAACCTCCAGGCGAGAACCATGCATCTGCAACCAGATCTGTCCTTGCACAAAGTCCTGCCATATCTCCGTTTAGTGGAACCCATCGATAAGTGTCATTGTACTTATCGTATGTGTATTTGTATCCACTATCGAACATACCGTAGGATGTTGATGTTAATGTATCAAAATATGCTTTAACATTTGATGTTTGTGTTACTTCATTTGCAACTGCGACAACATCACTTAATTCTGGTGATACGAAAGCAACTGCATCTTTGCGGTCAGTACACATATCCAAAGCATTTCCTGCTTTGGTTGCATCTGCCTTACCACAAATGAAAAGATTTAAATCAACCGTTTCGGTATCTTTGAATCGGTCAATTCCATCTTTTTGTTCACCAGCAGTTAATGCATAATCATCTGCACCACTTGTAAGTGAAATTGAAGTGATAACTTCAGTCAATGCAGTAAATAATGTAGTACCCTGTGTAGAAGCTGTGTTACCATAACCAGTATTTACAGCAGGATGATCCATCCAATAGATATATGAAGAACCACTATAAAGAGCATCTACATAATAATTTGCAGAACCTTGTGATGTTCTTGCATCTGCAATTTTAGATACGCCAGTCCATTTTTCCAAAATTGCTTTTGGAGTTCCAGTAATACCACCATCTTCATCTACTACAATGATATGCATCTCATCAGCAGTTAATACTCCTGTACGGTCTTGTACAAAAGTTGAAGTGCCGGGAGAACCATCAAACTGATCGTAATATTCCCACCGTCTACGAACGGCGGTAGTATCTGCAATAGCCGACCTTAATCCACCAGCAGTATTTGCTGTACCATATCTTTCAAAAGTTACATCATCAGTACTAATTGCTGTTACTTTATATTCAGAACCATCTGCTTCTTGGAAATGAATAATATCTCCAACATTGTATTTTGCACCACCAGTACCAGCATTATTATTGTTATCCGCAACAAAAGTTGTTGCTCCAGCGACAGCTGCGGTTTCTACACAACCAAGAGTATTTTCAACTCCAGCAAATGTTTCTTCAAACTCACTTGCGGTTGGACACATAGCAACTTTTAAACTATTGCCCCATGAACCAGCTGTTCTTGCTGCCCATTGTCCTACACTTGCAGATCCAGTATTATATGGGCCCGTAGTGCCATCCCCATCTTTCCAATGGGTTGTATTCTTAATTAACAATGCAGTACCAGATGTGCAAGCATTTACGGCAGCACTTGCAGGGCGAACTACCCTCAATGCGTTACCATATCCAAGAAAAGCTGCAGCTGACATCCAATCTTCAAAATGATTAGATGCAGACTGTGGTTCACCAAAAATTTGAACCAGTTCTTGCTCGGAAGCAATTGCAGTAATAGTATCAGTTGGCCCTTTTTGTGCGGCCATTACTATTCCAGCAATCGATGTTGCGACAGCAGGGACTACGTTTGTTAAGTCTTTTTCTGTTACCTGTACACCAGGCGAAACTTGAAACGCCATTCCAATCTCCTTAAATAGAAATGTTATTACACATATTTAGACATTTAAGTTTTTTCAAAATAAC